CAAAAGAAAGTAGATGCTGATGAATATTATGAATTTGATGTTGATGGTGATTTGATGGCTCTTAGTTTCGACTAAGAGTTTTTCAATCCATCAGAAGATAAGATATACCAAAAACCATTAATATATTTAAACTCAACACAAGACCCTTTGTCTAACTCAACTTCATTAAATTCCTCATCAATCAAATTTTCTGAAAAAACTAAAACGTTAGTAAGAGACTTAACTACAACGTGGTCTGTGTTATTATGGTTCAAAGTTAATTTATGATTTTCATCTCCCTTATAAATTATAACATATTCACCATTAGTTTCATAATCTTGATTGATTACTACCGCAGAATCAGAGGTTTCTATAGGAGTTCCATTAATAACTCTTAAGGATGGTATAGATCTAAATACTGGCATGAATAAATTATATAACAGTATATGGACTTGTAAATGGTCTAAATTTCAAAGATTTGTTCATGTTTTCGGCTTGGATACCTTTTATTTCCCATTGTTTTTCAGGTCTTAATCTTTCGAGTCTTGTTTTTAGTTCTTCCCATAGCATAGCTTTTTCATCTTTAGACTCAGTTTGTAAACTTTGGTACTCAAGTGTAAGTTCAGAATCAGGTGTTTTAAGATTACCGCTGTACTTACCTCTAACTCTTGCTAAAGTTTCTTTACAATATGCAGTAAACCATCTTCTAACCCAAGTTTGAGCCGGTGAATTAAGTTCATCCCATCTCATTTCATCAATAGGAACATCAGAAGGTAACTTAACTATATCGGGATTCGCCTTTAAACAATTATCCCTATCAAAAGTATCATAATACCAATACCAAACTTTATACTCTTGGAAATTAATATTTCCAAAATCGAATCTTCCGCCTGGTACGTTCATAAGATGAAGTGCCTTTTTTCCTTCAGGTAATGCTGTAATTCTATAAGTAAGGTCACCTGTAATGATTCTTCTTTTGATGTTAATATCCGACATTCTTAAAAGTATGTCAAACGCCGGTGTTATAAAATAATTACCCGTTGTACCCATCTGTGAAAATCCGGCACCACCACCTAAACCAATACCACCAAATCCACCAAAACCTCCCATGAATGGGTCAAAATATGCAGCATCCAATTCAGATCTTGTAAACCATAATAATTCATTTACTTCTCTACCCGCGGGGATTTCATATATTTGTTGACCTGCAACTAAATCTATATAGTCTTTTTTTAATACCCAATCACCGCCAGCCTGTAAACCGACAATTTTAGAATATGCGTAAGTATATTGTGTTTCCCAATCTAATGATCTAGTAGTGAATGCTCTTGTAAGAGATTGTTCATCTAAATTAAGACCATATAGTGAGGACCACTGACTTTCAATCAACCAATCATTAACATGTTGTGCGTAATCTTGAATAGAAAGTTCCAACAATGAATCCATCATTTCATCCTCCAATTCAACAGCACGTAAAGGGGCTCCTAAAAGATTTTTAATCCTTTTATAAAGTTTACTTCTTTCAGGCTCTGTGATTATTACTGTGGACATAAGAATATTTTTTATATAAATATCTTATAAATAAAAATCAATTATGATTTTCTTTTTATTTGTGTGGTATACAAATCATTGACGAATCCCCAATTCACTACTTTCCAAAAATTATTGATGTATTTATCTCTTTCATTTTTGTACTTCAGGTAGTATGCGTGCTCCCATAAATCTAAACCTAAAAGAGGATACCCCCCGTTTTTTTCAATGTCCATCAATGGGTTGTCTTGATTTGGTGTTGTGGTTATTTTTAACCCGTTTGTTTTAGTTAAAACTAACCAAACCCAACCAGAACCAAATCTGTTTTTTGCTTCTGATTCAAATTTTTCTTTAAACTTTTCGAATGAACCGAAATGTTTATCAATTTTACTTTTTATTGGGTCAGAGATTTCTTGTTTTTTAGGTGATAACATTTTCCAAAATAATGCGTGATTAAATGCCCCACCACCATTATTACGAACCTTTGTGTTGAATTTAGAAATTTTTATTATTATTTCTTCTAAATCTAAATCTTTGCCTGAAACTTTATCTAACTCTGCATTTAATTTTTCAACATAACCCTTGTAGTGTTTATTGTAATGAGTTTTCATAGTCTCAGTATCAATAAACTTATTTAGGGAATCGAATTGGTAAGGTAATTTATCAACACTAATATGTTTGATTTCATTAATTATTTTTTGTTTGACCGTAGAGATTAAATCTAATTTAGTCTCAATCTCATTTATTTTTCTTTCAAACTTAGTGTATATAATATCTTCTAACTTTTTGTTATTTTTTTCAAAATTTTTTACATCTTTTCCCGCAGACGCATTAGCATCATCTTCATTTTTACCTCCTATATCTTTTCCTTTTTTTCTGTTCAACACAGTTCTTTGATATTCGTGTTGCCATTCATGGGATAAAGTTCTTAATATATCTCTGTTGAGTCTATCTTTTACTAATACCTTTAAAGTGCTTTTGTCGGTTCTGGACCCTGTAGTCATAGTCCCATATCTTTTATTAGTAAAGACAATACTAACATCACCCTTTAATGGGTATTCTCTTTTTAAAAAATTTATAAACCTTTTAATAAGAAGTTCTTGGTCTGTCTTAGGTGTAATTCCTTTATATGATATTTCTACATTCATATGTATAAATATCACCTTCCTTTAGAAATCATATTTAACATTTCTTCGATTACCGACGCCTCGTCAAAAGTATCGTCACCCATTACCGTTGATATAATTTTTTTCTTTCTGTTAAGGATGTCATATATTGCACCTTCAATACTATTTTCAAATAGAGGGTAATACACTGATGTTGAATTTTTTTGTCCGATACGGTGTGACCTGTCTTCTGCTTGTGAATGTTCTGCAGGTACAAAAGATAAATCATTCATGATTACAGCTTCCGCTGAGGTTAAAGTAATCCCAACACCCGCTGCTTTCAAGTTCCCAACAAATACTTTGATTTTATCGTTTGTTTGAAATTCATCGACCGCATTTTGTCTGTGAAACTTAGAACAACTACCATCTAAATAAACCGCAGATTTACCAAAGTGGTTATAGATTTGATTTAGTGTGTCGGTAAAGTTTGTGAATATAATAATCTTTTTACCTTGTTCTATAATGTTTTCCGCCAATTCAATTGTGTTATTAATTTTTTCCTGAGCAATGACTTTTCTTACTTTCATTAATTTTGAAAACTGAATTGTAAGTGAAGAAGACTCTTCAGGGTTTTGGTCATACCAATTAAAATACTCACCCATTAATTCTTCGTAATCTTTAGATTTGAGTCTTAAATAAACAGGTGTGATAATTTTTTCAGGTAAATCTAAAACGTCTTCTTTTAATCTTCTTAGAATGTGTGTTGAGGTTCTTTCTCTTAATTCTTCAAGATTAGATGCGCCTGTAACGTTCCACACTTTTCTTTTCCCAACACTAAATTGAAATCCATTACAATATCTTTTAGCATAAGCCATCCAATTCATAGCAACTGGACTATCAACAAGATTTAATAAATTGTAATAATTCATAGGTCGCGATGTCATAGGTGTTCCTGATAACAACCAAACTCTATTTGATTTACTTGCGATGTCGTTAGCAATTTTTGTTCTTTGTGCTTGGGGGTTAGAAATCATATGTGCTTCATCCATGATTACTAAATCAAAATTAATTTTCATAATTTCTGATTTTTCTTTGTCCTTTGTATCATGGAAATTTTTTAAGATGTCATAATTTACAATAACAAAATCATGTTCATCTGAAAATTTTTTACCTTCTGCAATATATACGGTCCTATCTGAATAATTTGCAATCTCTCTTTGCCAGTTTATTTTCAAAGATGCTGGACACACAATCAAAACTTTTTTAGCTCCCGTCTCTAAAGCTGCTATGATTGTTGAGGTAGTTTTACCAAGACCCATGTCATCAGCCAAAATAAACTTTTTATTTCTTACAAGTTTTTCGATAGCCTCTTTTTGGTGTTCCATAGGTGGTCTATGGGTGTATTTACCATAATCTATAGAAATGTTTTTAACTTCATTATCTTTTAGTAATGCGGACTTTGGCATCCAAAAGTCGTGTAGAGTTTCTCCTGAAAATATTTTACCCCAAATATGATAAGCTTTATCTTTTTCAACCAACAACTTCTCGACATAAATTTCTGAAGGTTCTTTGGTATACATCTTATCTTCCATTAGTTTTTTACCAAAATAAGAGTCTAACTTTACCCATTTTTTTGCAACTTTTGGTTGTAGGGTATGATAATTATTGATGTAATCGGCCTGAGGTCTCGTAGGAACAAAAGACTTACTATTTTGTTTTTTGTGTTTTAAGTTAAGGATATAGTTATTTGACCCTTCATAATCGTCTAATATTAAAAGGGCTTTTGATTCGGGTGTTTTAGGCACAAAATCTTCCATGATATAATAAAATATAATAAACATCCATAAAAAATCAATTAAAGTATTTATAGGTATGGCAGATAATAGAGTTCCGATAACCAGACTAAATAAGTTTTTTTCTGAAGAAGACTTTAACTTAGATATTTCTATGGGTGATGAATGGTTAGGTGGGGATATGAATTTTACCCTTGTTTTATACCGTATTGATAGACAAAGAACTATTAGTGATGATGTGTACGGTGAGACCTTAGAAGATGGAATACAGTTTTTACCTCCCGTTGAATTCAAGGGATATGTACAAATTGAAGCTCCTTCTAATGTTGATTATGGTTCCGCTAAATTATCACAAACAGAACCAGGTAATTTGAAAGTTGGCGTTTATCAAAAACAATTAGAGGAATTAGGTATTGATATAAACTATGGTGATTATATTGGGTATTACGAAGACGAAACAAGAGTTAGATATTATAGTGTTGTAGATGACGGTCGTGTATTTTCTGATAACAAACATACATACGGTGGTTACAAGGCTTTCTACCGTTCTGTTATTGCGGCACCAGTAACCGATAACGAATTTAGAGGAATATAAAATGGCATTACCAAGTAAAGTAAAAAAACATTTACCACTAACACCTGAAAAAGTTGGTCAAGAAAGAAGACAACAAATGTTAGATGATATTATTGATTATGGTACTTTTCTACCTAAAGGTGTTTTACATGCCGATTTAGATTTGGGTATCTTAGATTTTGTAAAAGAAGATTTGAAATTAGTCGTTGGTGAAAAGTTAGTACCGACAGTTGATAAAATCATAACTAATCAAAACTGGTCACAATTTACTGAAACATGGAACTTCCAAGATTTAGATAAAAACATTTCATTACCATTTATTGCGACAGTAAGAACTCCTGAAGTTAAATACGGAACATTTCAAGGAGGAGCTGCGAATATACCAAACAGAAGACAATTCTTTTACTATACTGTACCAACATGGGACGGACAACGAAAAGGTGCGGATGTTTACACAATACCCCAACCAATTCCTGTTGATATTACATATAATATTAAATTGTTTTGTAACAGGATGCGTGAACTTAATGAGTTTAACAAAATTATTATGCAAAAGTTCACGTCAAAACAAGCGTACACTCAAATTAAAGGTCACTACATGCCAATAATAATGGAGACGGTATCAGATGAATCGGCTAAAGATTTACAAAAAAGAAAATATTATATTGCAAGTTATACGTTAATACTAAAAGGTCTTTTAATTGATGAAGCAGAATTCAAAGTTTCCCCCGCGATATCAAGACAAGTATCTTTATTTGAAACTGATGAAAGAGTAAAAACAAGAAAGACCAAAATAGAACCACCAAGACCTAACAACTTTGATTTAGATTTGTTATTTGTAAGTGGTAATACACAATTATCTGAAGTTTTTAGGTATTCGGTAGATTTAAAAGTTACTGAAATAGAAAATTTAATTAGTTGTTATAATGCAACTTATACAGCAAAAACAAATACAAACTTATCTTATACTAATTGTTCTGGGAATATAGTAACTTCTGCACTTACAAGTGGTAATACGAGTACAATATGTGTTAAAGGTGGAACTCTACCATCATTTTCAAACATAACAGGAGCAACCTACAACACCACTACGTCTTGTGCTTCCGGCTATTCAGTATTTATTAATAATAATTACGTTGGGGATGATTTAGAAACCATACAAATAAATGATGGTGATACTTTATCTATTACCGTCTACAAAGATGACAATACAAAACAATCGGTTATTAAAACGGTAGCATACTTAGTGTAATTACTCTCCGTATATATCTTTAACCTCTTTACAATTATCGGTAATTAGTTTTTCTAAAAACTTATACATCTTCAAACCATTTTTATCACAATACTCCTTTAAGATAGTATGTACTTCAGGTTTTATTTTTAAGTTTTTTATTTTTTTTTCTTGGTTTTTCATAATGGTAGAAAAAAGGCAGAATTTATTCTTACTCTTTGATAAATATTATACTAGGGTAAAGTTTTTTGTTATTTGGTGATGTATTTATATATAAAAAATAAATTCTAAAAACATTTTTATTAACATGGCATCATCTAATAAGGTTTTTGTTTCTCCGGGTGTGTATACATCAGAAAGAGACTTAACATTTGTTGCACAAAGTGTTGGTGTAACTACATTAGGAGTGGTTGGTGAAACTCTTCAGGGACCAGCTTTCGAACCTATTTTCATCACAAACTTTGACGAATTCCAAACATATTTCGGAGGTACTAGCCCTGAAAAATTTGTAAACACACAAATACCAAAATATGAATTGGCTTACATTGCAAAATCATACCTATCACAATCTAATCAACTTTTTGTTACAAGAGTACTTGGTCTTTCAGGTTACGACGCTGGACCATCTTGGTCTATTGTAACAATTGGTAATGTAAATTCAGCAACAATTACGGCTACGGGTATAACTACGGCAGTTGGTGTAACATTTACAGGTAGTACAGGTGGCACCGTAACATTAACATCGGTACCTGCTTCGTTAAATGCAAGCGGTAATTTCTACACACCATACACTGAATTTAACGGTGGAACATCTACAATTGGTGGTGATTTACAAACATACATTTCTAATCAAATTTCACTTTACTCAACAAGTGCATCGACTTCAGGTTCAAGTGCAATATTTTGGGGTACGGTAAGTGCATCTACATTTAACAGTACAACAGGTGTAACACTTAATGGTACAGGTTCAATTTCAGCATGGACTGAAAATTTTGGTGTGGGTGTATTGACAGGTGCGACCGCAGCTTCACTAAGCGCTCAAACAACTAACGACCCTTGGTATTACGCTTTATTTAATTACCAACCAGGTACAATTAATTCTTACTATGGTCAAGGTATGGGAGCGGCACTTTCAGGTATTTCAACAACACCTACTTCAGGTGTGTTCTCAGGTACTGTTGCATTCTATACAACAACATACTCGGCATTACCATACACAACATATGATGATATGGTAGTTGCAACATTAAGGTCAAGAGGTATATCTACATATACATCAACAAATGCGGGACCTTTCTATGAAGTTTCAGGTACATCTGATGTTAAGATGATATGTACAGGTTCTTATTCAGCGGTAACTGAAGACCCTTACGCAATATTCCAAATCTCAGGTAAAACTTACGATAATGATAATTTCACATTTGAAACTTCAATGTTAAGTACCGATAAAAATTATTTGAGAAATGTATTTGGAGCATCTAACTTTGGTAAATCAAGAACTGAAGTACCTTTATTTGTTGAAGAAACATATCCAGCATTACTTCAAACAGGATATAGAGCAGGACAAATTAGAGGTTTATATTGTAATTTGGTAAGTCTACCAGGAGCAAGGTCAGGTAATTCAGATAGTCTTGGATTCTATTTAGAACAATACCAAACACCTGAAACACCATTTGTTGTTTCTGAACTAAGAGGTAATAAAGTTTTCAAATTATTTAAGTTTGTTCTAATCTCTGACGGTAACTCAGCTAATACATACGTTAAGTTGTCTATTGGTAATATTTCATTCAACAATGGAACATTCGATGTATTTGTAAGAGACTTCTTTGATAACGACCAAAACGTAAGAGTACTTGAAAGTTTCACAAACTGTTCATTAGACCCAACCCAAAACAACTACATAGCAAACAAAATCGGTACATCTAATGGTGAATACCAAGTTAAGTCTAAGTATGTTATGTTGGAGATGAGTGATGAAGCACCAACAAACGCACTACCTTGTGGATTCGAGGGTTACATCTCAAGAGAATATGCAAATGCAACTCCTCCATTTGTACCTTATAAAACAAAATACTACACAGCGGGAGAAACAATTTACAACCCACCTTTCGGCTCAACTAATGGTGGAGATAATCCTGTAATCTCAAGTGGTGAAAACCCAAGAAGAGCTTACTTAGGTATTTCTAATATTACAGGTTTTGACTACGATTTCTTCCAATATAAAGGAAAACAACTTCCAGCAAGTTTAGCAACAGACACAACAGGTGCGGCTTGGGGTTATTTAACTAAAGGTTTCCACATGGATAGTGGAGCAACAGTTGTTACTATAACAAACGCTTATGCCACATCAGGTCAATCGGCATTTGAAGTAGGTGTTGGTTCATTTAATTCAGAACCAACTGATACAAATAACCCATACTACAGATTGAATACTCGTAAGTTTACATTATTAGCTTACGGTGGTTTTGATGGTTGGGATATCTATAGAGAATATAGAACGAATAGTGACTCATATGCTTTAGGTCAAACAGCATTCAAATATGGTGCTGCAAGTTCGGTAACATATCCTACAGCATCAGGATGGGGAGCATTTAAAGCAATTTCAGGACCTAACCAAGAAAGTTGGGCTAATACTGACTACTACGCATACAAATGGGGTCAAACAACATTTGCTAACCCCGAATCAACAAACATCAATGTGTTCGCTACACCAGGTATTGATTATGTAAATAACTCAAACTTAGTGGAAGATGCAATTGATATGATTGAAACAGATAGAGCAGATTCAATCTACATTACTACAACACCTGACTTCAATATGTTCTTACCAACTTATCAAGACATTACTGAAGGATTAATTTACCCACAAGAGGCGGTAGATAATTTAGAGGGTACTGGTATTGATTCAAACTATACCGCAACTTACTACCCTTGGATTTTAACAAGAGATACGGTTAATAATACTCAAATCTATATTCCTGCAACTTCTGAGGTTGTAAGAAACTTAGCTTTGACTGATAACATCGCATTCCCTTGGTTCGCTTCAGCGGGTTACACAAGAGGTTTAGTAAATGCTATTAGAGCAAGACGTAAGTTAACACAAGACGATAGAGATACTTTATATAAAGGTAGAATCAACCCAATTGCAACTTTCTCTGATGTAGGTACGGTAATTTGGGGTAACAAAACTCTTCAAATCAGAGAATCTGCACTTGACAGAATCAACGTAAGAAGATTGTTACTACAAGCTCGTAAATTGATTTCAGCGGTGGCTGTAAGATTATTGTTCGAACAAAATGATAACAAAGTAAGACAAGATTTCTTGGATTCAGTTAACCCAATCTTAGACCAAATTAGAAGAGATAGAGGTTTGATTGACTTTAGAGTTCAAGTATCTAACACACCTGAAGATTTAGATTCAAATACATTAACAGGTAAAATCTTCTTGAAACCGACAAGAGCGTTAGAATACATCGACATCGAGTTTGTCATTACACCAACAGGAGCGTCTTTTGACAATATCTAAAAAAATAAAATAAGTGGGGGGTAGAAATATCCCCCATAAATTATTTAACACATAACACTATGAAAATAGAAAAAAAATTAATCAAAGAATCTTTAGGTTATAATACTAAAGGAAAACAAACTTTCGCAGATAAGAAACAAAATATCATTATCACCGAAGCACAATTAGAAAAACTTTTAGAAAAACTTAAAAAATAATGAATATTAATAAATACGTAAGGGATTTTGTAAAAAACAAACTTAACGAAGGTTTTACGGAAGAAGGTAATCCCGATACAAAGTATTATGCTTTTGATTGGGATGATAATATAATGTTTATGCCTACGTCAATTATTGTTTTAAGTGAAAACGACGAAGAGGTTCCGATGTCCACAGAAGACTTTGCTG